GCATGTAAACAGAAAATATATGATGCATTAATATATAACAGGGAGTTAACCGAAGAAGAAATAAAGCATAACTATAAGGCCTCGTGTCAATACAACGGAATGACATTATGATAGCTATGTATGTAGTACCTACAATAGAATTAGTCCCTTTCGATAAGGACTTAATGTATAGAAGAAGAAACGCTGACGGGAGTAAGACGCTTATTCATAAAGACGAATATGAGCGTTTAGTGCCCGTAACTTTGTATGAAGGCAGCAACAATTATCCTTTATACTATGGTGATGCACTTGAAGAACTTCTTAAATTGGACGAATGGCAAAATTTATAAATTATGATTGTACAAGTATTATCAAATGAATCTGTGAATGACAGGGGTTATGTGGTAATGAACAACAGCATAGACTGGGGAAGATACCGCAAAAATCCTGTTTTGATGCTACAGCATTTCCAATGGGATAATCCTATCGGAAGTGTAAGGGACATCAAACTGAATGCACAAAAAAAGAGGTGGGAAGGAATATTGGTATTCGCATCCACAAAAGAAGGGCAGAAATATAAACAAATGTATGAAGAAGGCTCTTATAATGCTGTTTCAATAGCGGGAAAAGTAGAATTTGCAGAACGTAAAGGGAAAAAATTCACTACCAAATTTGAAGTATATGAAATTTCATTGGTAGCAATTCCGTCTAATGAAGATGCCGTGGCCATAAGAGAGAAAAACGCTAAGTTAGGATGTTTGCCGGTAGAGTTCTGCATTACCGAATCCCAACAGGTCGAACAACTTAGTGCCGACTTCGAAACTGAAATAAATAATTATTTATCTATGGAAGAAAAAGAAGAAAAATTAGAAAAAGCTCCTGAAATGGAAGAAATCCAACAAGAGGTGCAGGAAAAAGAGAATCTCTCATCCGGATTAAGCGGTATTCTTTCTCGTTTTGAAGAAAAACTTTCTTCTTTATTGGGGAAAAAAGAAGAAGGTCAGAATCCGGTAAAAGAGGAGAAATTGGAATCCGAAGAAGATGAAAAGGAAAAACTTTCATCCGAAATCGAAAAAGAACCCGAACAGGAAAAATTAACTATCAATCCAGAAGAAAAAACTTTATCTTTTGACAAATCAAATCAAATTATGGCGAATTACACATCTTTAAACGATTATCTTTCAGATAAATCAAAAGCCTCGAAAGTGGTTAGAATGGCTCGCCTTTCTGCAAAGGCTACAGATTCCGAATTGCTTTCAGTACAGGATGATTTGAAAGAAATTTCGGCTGTAATGCTTAATGACGAAAAATTAATGTCCGCTTTGGGACAGATAAGAATTTCAAACCCTAAACGGGGAGAAATGAGTCTTAACGAAATGCTTACGGCTATCGTAAACGATCATGAAATGTTACAGGCCAGAGGGAAGACATATCAGTTTATGGGAGACCCTGATCTGGCCGTTGTAAATTGGATCGGTCTGTTTTTCCGTCTGTTATTCCCGGTGAATACTTTTGCAGACAGAATCCCCCGTATTTCATCTACACAGACCGGTACTATTCATGTACAAAGCAAATATGATCCTGCTGTATATTATGGGAATAACGTACCTGCAAGTCAGGCTGCTCCGTATTCTTATGATGATGCAGCTATTGCAATCCCTACACGGGTATTCTCATTACAACCTACTTTATTCCAACAGGCGAATGATGATATGCTCAACTATGACAAACGAGGTTGGGGCATGGCGGAAGCATTGAGAGTAATTAGTAATGCAGCCCATAATTACTATCTTCAAACTATCGCTACAGCTGCTGCAGATAATAAAGTTACCATGTCAGGAACAGAATATTTCGCTTCTGCAGGAATGTTCCCTGCCAACACTAAAGCTGCCGGAGAGATAAAGAAAATTACCGTTGCCGATATATTAACCCTCAGTTCTTTATTCCGTAATCAGAATTTCAATTTCGATTATGAATATCCTGAATTGATATTGGATTCGGTATATTACAATCAATTGATTGCGGACTCTTCATTTGTCAACTTGCTGAACAGACCGACAGAAAGCATCCGGCCAATGGGCACTACAGCATATAATTTCGAAATTCATGCACGGTCAATCACTTCTTTATGGAACACGGCAACTTCTGCTATCGTAGACCCGAAATTATATGGTATTCCTTTGGAATCTAACGGTAATATTCCTTCATCATACCCTCCGCCTCCGTTGGCAGATACTGCCTACGGATTGGGTATCGGATTTTTCCCGTCACAGGTTATTATCGGTATCGGTAATACTCATGTACACATGGTACAAGACCCGACCCGTTACGGTTGGATGTTCTCAATGGATTTCCGTACAGGTTGCGGTGCAGCCCGTGAGGGCGGTGTAGGAACTGGATTGATTGTACCTGCTGCAAAAGGATAAATATTATCTTACTTAGTCACATTTCTGTGACTAAGTATATTATTACACGCACAAAAAAACAATTATTATGAAAACAACTGAATTTAAAGATTCTTTCTTTGTAGAACTTCTTGCTTTTGTCACTGCTTTCGAGACTTTATATGTTACTTCTGACGGTAATATGTTCCGTACAAAAGTCGATGCGACTGACAGGTGCAAAGATACTTTCGAACGTTCTAAAGGTAAAAAGACTATGCAATGGGCTAAAATAACAAAAGACAATTGCCCTTTAGATAATGAAGCATTTACTTCTTTAATGGAAAAATATGTTGATAATGACGATGTTAAGAAAGTCGATGCCCCTGTAGTAGATATTGAAGCTGCAAAAGCTGAAATAAAAAAAAGAAAGAAGGCTGGAAAGACAATTAAAAATTAAATGTTATGGCTAAAACAGGTATTTATGTATCATTATCCGATAGCCAGATAGGCAATAACCAGAGCGATGAATCTATCGCTATGATTTTTGCGGATGCCCCTGCTATTTCAAGCACTTTTCTGCAAGATAAAGCCTATATGATTACCGGACTTCAAGATGCCGCCGCTTTGGGTATTACCCAAGAATGGGAAACAGGCCAATTAGATACATCCAAATCACGATTATACACACATATCGCAGATTTCTATGCCAATGCCGGTTCAGGGACAAAATTGTGGATATGCGGTACTACATTTACGTACGGCGCATCCGGTTCGCTCTCACAGGCTTCGTTCTATTCCGGTAAAGTAGCGGATGCTGTTATGCAGACGGTAGAAAACGGATATGCTTTGCGACCCAGAATATTTATCCTTTGTAAAGGTGAAAAAGCCGCAGCAAGTACAAAATATACGGGTGATGCGTTGAATTGTGATTATGATTTAACGGATATTGCTGCATTCCAAACTTTTTTGGAGGATATGTCTAATGACAATTCCATTCGTATGTGCGGTATATATGACGGGGCTTTCCTTAATCCCGCAACTACTCCTATCGATGTCACGAAATTAACGGATGCGTCCGGTATTAATGCTCCATTGGTAGGGTATAATATCACCGATATTCACGGTTACGGAATATCAAGTACAGGACATGTGGGTGGAATACTTTCCGGAAGGAACATACAGGCTTCAATAGGTAATGTCTCTTTGGGAAGCACGGTACAAAAAGCATACTTTACTAATGTAAAGAATACTACAGGGTCTATTACCTACCAATCCGGCACACCGGTATCTCAACTAAACAATGCAAAGAATGATATTATCGGTGAAAAAGGATATGTCTTTTTGAGAACGAGACCTATGATTACAGGACTTTTCTACAATGACGGATCAACATGTAATTTGTCTACAAATGCACTTTCTAAACTTGAAATGGTACGTGTAGGGAATGCAGTATGTGATGATGCCCAACAGTTCTTGACATTGTATCTTAATGTGAATATCCCGGTTGAAAGTGATGGGACAATCCTCGCTTCATACAAGTCGTCTATGTCTTCGGATTTTTATTCGAGATATATACAGCCTCGTTTGAATGCCGGTCAGGCTTCGGACATACGGGTTACCTTCTCTGAAAAGGACGGTAATTACGTACAATCCAAAGCGATACAATGTACAGTTGAAATATTGCCTTCTCCTGCTATGGAACAAGGATATGTAAATGTTTTTTATGTTTCATCTTTATAATATTATATCATGGATAAATCAGAATATATCGTAAGCTCTGCCGATGTGGATATATATATTTCTTTCGAAGGCGGGACACCTATAAAGATTGAAACCGGTGCTTCTATGAATTGGAGACTGTCGCAGTCCGTTAATCCCATATATGCCATATCATATAAAGACCCTATTTCAATAAAGGCGATAAACGCTTCATATACAGGGTCTTTGGATATACAATCCGGAGAATGGAATGCCATACTTAATAATTATGCAGCTACTCATACGAACCCGGTAGCTTCATTAATAAACAGTAACGTTAAGTTCTCTATTTCAGTGACTTACAATCATAGAAATCCGATCCAGCCTTATGCAGCTACTACTACATGGACGAATGTCATTTTCTCTGACGAAAACGGGAGTATTACTGCTAACGATCCTCAAACAATAATAAGCCTTGAATTTCAAGGGACAGGTATTATAAGAAATACCACTGTATTACCAGCTACAACTAATTAATCTACTACCGGGAACTTTTTAATGGAGTTCCCGGTTAAAAAATCACACGCAAAATGAGAAATATTTTCGAATTGCCGAACTTAAAATATATGTCGGCAGTACCAGACCCTAAAACCTCTGAAATGATAGAAACGGAAAAAGAGGTTAATAACTTGCAGATTTTCAAACTTCAAAGGACTAACTTGGCTCATTCTAAATTCGCATTCGGCCTTAACAGAAATGGTGATATGGATATGGATGCAATTATGGATGATGCTGTAAAATATGCCAAATTATGTATAGTAGATCCTAAATTAAGAGAGGAAATATCCAAAGACGCTTTCGCCTGTCTGACTATTTTCCAATCCGAAGAAGTTCAGAAGGATATAGCCGATTTTTTTATCATCATTTCTCGCCAAATGGGAATATCCGGAAGCGAGGAAAAGACTATTCAAGAATAATAGATGAAGATGTAAAAGAAATATTAAAAAGAGATTGCCTTTTTATTCAGAAATGTATAATTTCACGATATTTCAATATCCCGATAGATCAGGTCACTGAAAGATTATCAGCTAAAGAGATAAGCGATTATGCTATTGGGGCTTATTGGATGATATATAACATAGATTTAGCTCCTTTTCACGAAAAGAAATGATATGAATTATTCTGTTGTTTTAGACCTCAAAGGGAATATATTAGAAAAGCTTAATTTAGTAGACGATAAGCTGAAAGAGATTAATAGAAAGGCGAGGAATGTGCGTGTGAATGGCGGAGGTTCAGGGAGTTTTTCCTCCTCTGCCTCACGCAATATTATAGATTCTAAAACAGAAAGAGGATTCAGATATTTAAACTATAAATTCAGGCATAATAAATTTTTCGATTTCTCACAGACTTTCCAGAAACTGGAAGATGCGGAAAGAGCCAGAAGAAGATTCCACCAGAATTTTTGGTCTAATGCTACGTCTATTTCAGGAGCAAGAAGAAACTTCGGGAATTTCCTGAATATGTTTAATGAATTCTCACAAGTTGTATTGAAAACAATTCCTATTATCCGACAATTTGTTACAGGGATGGGCGCGTTAATAGGGATTAATGCCATTGGTGTAGTAGGAGGCGGATTATTATACAAATTCGGGAAACGCTCTTTAATGGGGGAAAGCGTAACTACTGCAATTCAAAATACCGCAACCTATGATATGGTTAGGCTGACACGAGGAAGCGATTTTGAGAATATATATAAGAATGCTTCGGATATAGCCGCAAAAACAGGTGCGAGTCGTTCAGGCACAGTGTCTTTATTGAATACCTTATCAGGGCTTACGGTAGGTAATACAAAATTAAACGATAGGGACGCTAATTTTTTCGCAAATGTGGCATCACGTATTTCTGCCGTATCGGGTAGAGATATGCAAATTGTAGGGTTGAACTTACAACAATTACTAACTACTTGGCAGGGAATAGATATGAAGGAATTGTTCAAGTCAGTTCCTTTAATAGAAAAATATGTATTCGATTTAAGGGAGCAATCAAAGAATAAAGGAGAGGATATATATAGTTTTATCCGCAATAATCCGCAAGCTCTTATAGATGCCTTCGCTAAATTTTCAGAATCCTATAATTTACCTGAAGTGGCCGTAGCAAGAGGAAGGGTAGCGTTATCGGAAGAAGAATTATCTATGTCGAAAACGAAATCCCTTGAAAAATTCTATATTGCAATAGCCGATCTTTCAGTAAGCATAAATAAAGCATTGGAAAGACTATATGCTGAAATAGGGAAGATAGATTTTAAACCTTTATTGAATACTTTCGAGGATTTTGTAATGAGTATTATATCCATAGGAAGTTCCTTTGCAAAGTTTCTACAATCCGATGGATTTATAAAAATAAAGAATATTATTTCCAATGCATCAAAAGGGGCTTCGTCCGGTTTTGCTTTAGGAGGAGTATTAGGTGCAGGAGTAGGAGGTGTAGCAGGGGTTTTGTATGGAGGATTAAAAGACCCGGACAAATATAGTCCTGAACAGAAGGCATTAATAAATCAATTAACTTCTGATCATATACTGAAATTCAGACTTACCGTAGCTGGGATACAATCCACATCCCTATTCCGGGATGATGAAGGGAAATTGAGATATTCAAGTGTAAGAAATGCTCCTACTAAAATAAAACTTTCAAAAGATGAATATACTCAACTCATTAAAGAATTGAGTTTTGGATCAAAGAGATTAAATCAAATGGGGTTTGATCTTTTAAAAGGTGTAGGTACAGAAGAGGCTATAAAAGAAGTTTTGGCCAGTATGGATAATTATAAGCCTAAAATACAGGGAGTCTCAGGTGATGAAGAAACAGGGAAACTTCAAAGCCTCACAAGGGGATCAAGAGCTCTTATAATAAATTTCAACAAGTCTATTGTTGAAATGATAAATAATATGCAACCCAACGATACGGAATCCTTGTTAAAGGAAATGGAGGAAGTTGCTGAAAATGCTGTTACAAGAGGGTTGCATATAGCTTTTAATAATGCTACATTAACGGCTTCAAGTCAATAATAGGATATGGAAGAAAAAAAAGATTATACAGCCAATAGTTCTGTACCGTCATTCGGGGAACTCGTATCTAATGCCGGAGCTTCTACATTAAGTAAGATAGGAGATGTAGCTCGAAGTGGGAATGAAGTTATAGATACTGCAAATAATCTTATGAAACTTACATTCTCGACTGTAGGTATAATAAGGTCTGTAAGAGGCGTAAAATCCGAAGAAAGTAAATATTCTAAGGGTTTGGAGGAGAAAAAACGTTACGTGTCATATTCCGATAGATTATACAAGAAAGATGATAATTCCAATAAGGAATTATATAATACGAATTATGATTATATATTTCAATGCGGAGATTATTTCTTGCCGCTTTCATTTAGTTTTTCCGTTTCCGGCACTACCAATATAGTAAAATCGCAATTGGTAGGAGGCATTCAGATACTCGAAAACACTTTCTATGAGCCTCAAATTATAGAAATGAGAATAAGGATGGAACGTAGGCAATGGGACGCAAAAACGGGGACAGATGAAATGTCTTTTATAATGCAACAGGATCGTTCTGTAGCCAGATTGGGAGATTTCTTGAAATACATCAGAAAAGATCAGCCTGTTTTTGAAGTATCTAATCCCTATATCACAAAAGATTTAGGTATAAAATATTGTACATTAACAAGATACAATATAATCCCCACAGAGGGGTCTGACATTACTATGATAAACTTAACCTTAATGGAGGTGGATTTAACAACACAAACATTATTTGTAAATTGATATGCCTAACTGCCGATTAAATTATTTTATATGCGAAAATGAGGTATGGGTAGAAGGTAGGAAAATACTTAACTTCGTATCTTTTGAATCCACCAATACAAGAGATCATCTTGCAGAAAGGGGAGAATTGAAGATACCTATACATACAGTAGCCAAACTCGATAATACCGGAAACATAATTACAGGTATGACAATAGTAGACTTGGCCAAATATAATATAAAAGTCGGTGCGCAAATACAAGTAAAAGCAAAATATAAAGATATAGCTCAGGTAGAATTCGGAAAACCTCTATTGATCTTTGACGGGTTCATAAAACAGATAATCTCTGGATTCCCTACTACTTTGATATTGGAAGATAGGTCTTTTATATTGAGATTCGGAAAGGTAAATAAAGAATGGGTTCAAAAAGCTCCATTAACAGAAGGGTTAGAATATTGCTGTAAAATAGGGAATGAGGCATTTTCAAAATATCGTGACAGTCAAGGTCTCACATCGTCTTATAAACCCTTAGCTGTTTCATCTGAAACGGCTACTTCTGAATTTAACATGAAAGTATGGAAGGGTGTATCTCCGTTTCAAGTATGCCAAAGATTAATGGATATGTTCAAAATATTTACCGGGATAGATAAAGAAGGGAATCTTTATATGGGTACAGGAAGTACGTTCCCGGATAAAGAAACCATAAAATTGGACACTAAAGTTAATGTAATAGATAGGGACATAAAACCTGTAAACGGGATGTTTGAAGATTATTATGTCGAAGCTAATGCCTATATAAATGGCAAACGAGTTAAAGCTACTGCAGGTGATAAAGAGGCATCATCGAGAAGGATAAATTTAGGATATAAACCTATCCAGACAGAAGAAGGGCTTAAGGAAATAGCCATAAATGTTTGGAATGGATTAAGATCAACGACAAATTCCGGAACTATAACTACATTGCTTTATCCGGATATTAAAATGTTCGATTATATTGAATATACAGATAATTTGCTCCCTGAACTGAACAATAAATTTTATGTTATTGGAATAAGAATAAGTTTAGGGGCAAATGGCTACAGAAGAGTTTTAACGGTTACGGATAACAGGTTTGAATGGTAATATTATGGGACTGAAATTCGAAACAGCTATGCAAGAAATAGGGAATAGTCTTTCTATAGCTATTTCCGAAATGAGGCCTATATCCCTCATGTATGGAGAGGTTATATCAGTAAATATAGAGGAAAAAACATTCGATTTATCCACATTAGAGGATAGTGAGATAAGAGACATACCGTTAACAGGTGTTCAAGGTATTGAGACCTCTACTATCGTTACCCCTACAATAGGCTCACTTGTAATAATAGGATTTGTTCAGAATGATCCGTCACTTGCTTTCCCTATCCTTTTTACCCAATTGGATAAGGCGGACATTACAATAGGTAATTCTACCGTTTCAATTACCAATGATAAAATCGTTCTTAATGGTGGGGATTCCCCTTTGATCTATATAGAACAACTTACTTCAAAACTTAACGAGCTTGTAAGTACGGTAAATGATATTATATCTACATTCAACAATCATACACATATTGTCCCGCAAGGAACGAGTGATATGCCTTCCCCAAAAATAACGGGTACAGCGAAGGATTTTGATGAAACGGATTATCAAGATGAAAAAATAACTCATTAATTTGTTTTTTTTATTATTAATTAGTAAGTTTGAATAAAACAATATATATATGCAGGATATATATTTCGATTTTGATAATAATGATATAAAGTTTAATGAACATGATTTGTTTATAGCCGATCCATGTTCATTACAGAACGGAGCTATGTTTTTTTCTAAAAGCTGTGTAGCCCTTAATAACGCAGGCAAAGGAATAGGGTTTAAAGAAATCGGGATATTATGCAATCAAAATGAAGCTAACAGACTTTCATCCGAATGTGTAGATCAACTATATAATGACGGGGCGCAATCAGCTAACATAAATATAACTGTTCTGGAAAATTTCGGAGAATATGAATATGATCTATCTGTAAAATATAAACAAGAGATAACAAATGAGTAGTTATGTTGTAAAACACGGACAGAATATATATGATTGTATGTTATGTATATCCGGAGATATTCAAGAAATAGATTTATTACTTGAACTTAATAATATAACTTCTTATACTCCTGATTTAGCAGTAGGGCAGGTTCTTAATACTACCGATATAAAGAAAAGTAATAATGAGGCTCTCTTGCGTGCAGAGAAATATCCTTTCGCCAATGAGTCCATTGATATTAACACTTTACAATCGAATATATCCGAAATATGGGATTCTTTGGATGAGATAAATAATTCAACAGAATATTTATCGTCTTCTGACAATATACCTTTAAGAGATAATAATAATAACCTTTTATATTCTAAAAATGGCTAAAACTTTAAGTTATACATTTGATCAAATCGAGGCTGCATTAAAGCAATCGACAGAAAATATAGTAAAATCCCTTTCAGCATTTATATATATTTTAAATACGTTAGGGAATACAGATAAAAGCAATGATATTAAACAAGCATTTACCATATTTGGATTTACATTTGACGATCTGTATAATTATTTAACTACAGAAAATCATACTTTATACTGCCAAAGTATAGGAGTTCAAAGTGCCATATCTATAAATATCAGTGAGACTACTTTTAATTATAGTTGTATTTCTTATAATAATACTGGGGCTAATGAAAATGGTTCGATATTATTTAATGGAACTATTACAAGAGATTCATCAGATTCTAATTATAAACTAAGAGTTCAAAGAACAGACCTTAATTTGTCCCGTAATGTCCCTTCCTTAGTAGGTTTGTCCTCACAAGAAGAAATACAAGAATGGCTAACTTCGAATTTTAAAGATGCAGATGATTTAAAGAATGCTTGTAAAAGCAATCTATATATGCTATACAATGGAGTATATACCCCATTATATTTATCTACTAATACCGCCGGTACTGTCTTACAAATCTGTTATCACAGATATACATCAGTATATGATTATGGAACAATAATATATTGTGTATTACAATCTGGTACATTAAATATAACATCCTTTTTATATAAAAATGGAATATGTGATATTACTATAAATATTGATAATTCTATTTTAGAATATAATACAGGAGATAGTTATGAGAATATGAACGGTTGGCTATCAGACATTTTCGGCACTTATGATGAATCCTTTATAATGAGTACCTATGACGGTGCGAGATTTACAATAAATGATAGTGCCGGACGTCTAACAGAGTGTTTGACATTTTGGGGTGAAAGTGTCGGAGGTGATAATGTCAAATGGACTATAGCATTCTTTGATTCAGGAATAAATAAGATATATAGTGAAGTTATAACTTATAATCCCACTTCTGGAACTATTACAGTTGAAAAAACGAGTATATAATTATGGCTGGAGAATATAAAAATTCGATTATTGCTAATATCCAATCATTTTTTGGGTTTGCTAATCAAAGTGCGAGTGCATTATGGTATAGAATAGCCACTTTCGCAAGTGATATTATAGATATTATCAATATTGAATTATCAAATACTGAAACTATAATATCCGATGCAGCTTTAAATCATAGAGTGTTAAATCAGAGTTATTATGTAGATATAGCGAAGGAATATCAGGAAGGTGTAGACTTAATAGAAATAGATACTACATTGCATAAATTAGGATATGCACAAATAGATACTTCTAAACAGATCATAAAACAAGCTGCAGTATCTATTCAAGATAATTTTATCACTCTTAATGTAGCTACTACAGACTCAAATAATAATCTAATCCCTTTAACTCCCGATCAGCTGTCTTCTTTTTCTTCATATTTTGAAAATTTTACGGCATTCGGACTCCCGGTGAATATAAAATCAGAAGAAGCGGATGTAATAGAAATAGATAGTTCTCAAAATCTTATTTCTTATGATTCTGTTATTTCTTTAGACCAATTAAAACAGAATATTTCAGATAAATTAGATGAAATAGAACAGAATGTAATATTAGGGAATACCTATTATATTAATGATATTGTTTCTCAACTAATGGAAGTTGACGGGGTTATAAATGTGTATATAGGTAGTGTTAGGATAACAGCAGATAGTTCCACAACTACTACATCAAATAAAATAAATTTAGTGTCCGGATATTTCAATTTTAAAGAAGGCACACAGAATACATTCAAGTATGAAGCGGTTTCGTGATTTCGACATATCTAAATTTATTTACCAAAGATTCAGGGCTAATTATTTGGTAGATTCAGAATGTAAATTGAATTATTTATATATTCTTCTATCATGTATGTTCTATCCTATAAAAATTTTATTGTCCCATTTTAATTCAAAGAGGGTGGAATATTACAAAATAGCCGGATGTGGATATGGGAATTATGCAGTAAAAAAAGTCATAGAAGATATTTTCGGGGATAAATATCCTAATATAGTTATCCAATATGGGGATGATGAAGGCGGTAAATTTTTTTATTCACAAAGTCAGTCAGACGGTTCACAGGTATTCATGCCTTCATTAAGCCAGACTTCTGCCAGTGCGTTTTATATGCCTAATCACACTACATCTAAAGTAGTCAATATAATTATTCCTCCGGAACTTCAAAATAACACGGAGGATTATTCTTATTTCCTTAAGGTTATAAGATCTCTATTATTATATGGAATAAACTATAAAATTATAGTAATATGAAGACACAGTTAATGCAGGTAGATACTACTTCAGGCAACAGGATGTATGCCGAAGATATACAATATGGGGCTAATGTTTATACGGAGATATTCAGAGGTGGAATGGGTATAACAGGAGCTACTAATTCAGGGATTTTCAAAATATTCGGTATTGCAGTAAGTGGTACATCAATACAGATAACAAAAGGGTCTCTTTTGATATATTACAACGGTACAAGTTCTTCTACAATAGTAGATTCAGATCAGATAGCCGTCTGCAGATACAATGGTAACGTCGTTACCATCAATCAAGGTTCTGCATTTAATTTATATGTAGGGTATAACGAGACCCAAAGAGTAAATGAGAGCGGTAGTAATTATATCGCTTACCGGGATTATTTTTTTCAAACCACTTCATTCTCCGGGTCAAAGCTGACTCTAAGTGTACCGGCAAATCTAACTATACCTGAATTAATGAAGCAATACGGGTGGAATTATCCTATGCCTAAATCATTTACTTTTGATTTGCTTGAAACTCCAGTAGATGCTGAAGATATATTGACAGAGGGGTCTGTTGGCACTGGCCAATTGGACAACTATTGCGTTACTTCAGATAGAATAGCCAATGGGGCTGTCGGAACGGATCAGCTTAATGTCAGTGAGGTTAACGGGATGTTCTTTGATTACACCATATCTAACATTTCGCAATTTGTCCCTGTATTCAATAATATACTTTCGAGAGGATCATATAAAGTAAGGATTCTTGCCGGAGAATACAATATCACACAATCATACAATTTAGGCAATACTTCATCTAACAACAAAGTTGACATATATTGCGATCCCGGAGTTAAGATAACTCTTAATTCTTCTCCTAATAATTTATATGGGTTTACAGTTTCTAATAATGGAGGTGAAGGTCAAGTTAATATATATGGAGGTACTTTTTTAAATATTTGGAATTCTTCTGAAATCATTTCAGAAGAATCATCAGTTATTAATGGATTTAATTCAATATCTAATGCTTTAATATTAAATCCATTAATAATAAACAATGTGACCGGTAATTTATTTGCTATTTCAAATTCTTCAAATATAAATAATTGTATCACATTTATTTCTCATTCAAATTATAGTCAATCCCAATCAAATAAGTTGTGTTCATTTTTCAAAAATTGCACAAACCTATCAAATATAACTATACCAAATCCGGACTTATCAGAGGGGGAAAGGAAAAATATATATATATTTTTCGGATGTTATAATATAAATAATATTTATATTTATTCGTATGAATCGATAAATTCTATAACTTACTTTTTTAATTGCTATAACATTGAAAATGTAAAAATAGATATTATTGGGGAATTTAATTCACCCGGACAAAATACATTATTCTTTTCAAGTTGTAATAATGTAAATTCGATATGTATTAATGCCGAAAATTATGCTATTTCTACCAACGTAGCTCCACCAATTATTTTATTTTTAAGTTGTAATGGTATAAACAGTTGTAATATTACATTTAAAACCGTTTCTACGTCTAATAGTTTCCCTATGTTTACTATTATGAAACTATGCTTAAATGTCCATAATAATTATATAACAATACCGAGTATTATAATTACGGCTATGGAAGATTGTCGTGGAGTAACGCATAATTCTATAATTAATGCCATTTATATAGCAGATAATGTTTATAAAGGGTGTTATTCTTCTATGAATGTTTATTCTGAATATAAATGCGCAAATACGGCTAATGGAGGATTTAATTTTACAGGACAATTAAATAATTAATATTATGGATGAAATAAAGATTTTAGTTGTAGGAGTGTTTTCATCGGTATGTTCTTTTTTCGCTCCAATAACAGATTATGTTTTTGCTCTGACAATCGTATTCCTGTTTGATTTCCTTGCAGGCTTGATTTCAAGCATATTGGTTAATAACGAAAAGTTCAAGTTCTCTAAATTCCGAAAGTGTTTGATAGACATTATGGTATATTTCATCATTATAACGAGCATTTACGCTGTGGGGAAATTTACTCATAAACCGGACGGTGCTATACAATGTGCGTCTGGAGTAATGTTCATTGTAATATATTATTATGCTGTAAACATATTCCGAAATTTAAGTATTTTAATGCCAAATAATAACTCCATAAATTTCATTTATTATGTATTGAGCTTTGAAATACTCAGTAAGTATCCTATATTGAAAAGGTTCAACGAAATCAAAGATAAAAAGGAGGATAAATGAGCGAATATTTCAATATAAAAGAGCTTGTATGTCCGGATGTTTATAACAAATTCGGGGATCAGGCATGGATGTTTATAGACCATAGACTGATAGAAACTCTCGATATAATAAGAGAAAAGATATTATGTCGGCCTATGGTAATAAATAATTGGGCCTCAGGGGGAGGTTATACCCAAAGAGGGTTAAGATGCAATATTTGCCAGCTTGTAAAAAGCAAAACAGATATAGGTAGAATATATATGTCGGCACATAATTTCGGGAAGGCTATCGATGCTACTGTGCAAGGGATGACGGCGGAAGAAGCGAGGAATCTTATTATAAAGAATCAAGTTCTATTGCCTTATCCTATCAGATTAGAAGATAATGTATCATGGCTTCATTTAGATGTGTATGATATGAACAAAGGGAAAGTTTATTTGTTTAAAGTATGAAAACGTTGCCGGTAATAGTTGCATTTTTCTGTATAGGGTTTATCTTTGGATATACGGTAAGTAATAATCGCATTAAAAGCCAAAATAAGCCCCAAAACGACACGATAATTACTTACGTGATAGATAGTGCCACATACACCGATAAAGTTGAAAATACGAAAGAATTTACGCATTATGACACGATATATATCCCTATGACACATGACACTGTTAATTATAGGGACACGATATATATTCCTGTAAATATACCCATATACAATTATACATTTAAGGATAGCTTATATTTCATTGATGCAGAAGGATATAACGTTAAGATGAATAGAATAGAAGTTTATCCGAAAACAGTATATCGTAATATTGTCCGGACTGAATATGTAGAGAAATTTGAGAGAGATAAACTTTTTGGTATTGGTATTCAGGCCGGATATGGGTATAATATTTATGGTAAGAATTTCAGCCCGTTTATAGGGATAGGTATTTCATACAATTTCATACGATTTTAAGTTTCATTTTTTTCGAGTAATGCACGATGTCCCCAATTGTGAAATTCGGGGCATTTTTATATACAAAATATTATGAATAAGATAAATATAAAACCACTATCGATAAATGAGGCTTGGCAAGGCAGGCGATTTAAAAGTTCAAAATATAAAGTATATGAGGCTAATATTATGCTTTTATTGCCTAAAATAACCATTCCTCCTAAAAATTGGCTTATAATTTATTATGTCGGATATTCAAACGTCCAAAGCGATATAGATAATTTTGTAAAACCTTTTCAAGATTGTTTACAAAAAAAATATGATATAAATGATAGATATATATATGCTTATATAATTGAAAAACATATAGTTCCTAAAGGTGAAGAATATATACAATTTGAAATCATACATATAGATATAGAAGATAATAGGGGAATAAAAAAGCCTCTACTCTTAGAGGCTTTGCAGAATAATATGTGTTATAAAGAATGTTTTTAGATATGCTATTTTCACAAACAGCATATTTAGGAAACAAAACTAACGTATATATAGGCTTATATCCTATGCAAAAATAAAAATTATTTATTTACTAACCAAATCATTTTAACATCCTATCCATTTCCATACGGTAAAATTCCATTTTTTCCGTATAAGTAGCAAGCATATTATTCGTTGTTTCGTCAAAACTGTTTAATTCAAAACATTTATTGATATAATCATAAATATTTTTTAATTCTTTTGATGTATCTGAACACATCGATTCCCAATCTTTTATTACAGGGTCTTGATCTATAATTGAATTTTCTAAGAATTGGTCGAATGTATGAGAGGGTATTTCATTATATTGGACGATTCTCTCAGCGCATTTATCTGCTAATTCATTTAATACGTCAGCTATTTTATCGAAAGTTTTATGTAAGGTTATGAATTTCTCTCCATATACTAACCAATGTCTACCTTTGATATTCCCGTATGAACATTTTGCAGAACATAAAATTTTATCTAAATTGTTTATTTCCATAATAGTATATTTTAAAATGGTATATCATCATCATCATTATTATTATTTGGTGCATCGTATTCTTTAAAATCTAAAACCTTACCACTCCCTATAAATATTTTCGGTTCTTTCCTTTCCCATTCTTCTTTTGTTTGCGAAACATAGATTGTATGTGTATTACCGAATTTGTCTTTATTTCTCATTCTAACGATAGAAAGATTTAACCCTATATCTTCTGTCCCGTCTCTCCTTGTAAAATGTTTCAATTTACTTTCCGGGATATTTGCAAAAGTAATATTGCATTTTAAAATTTTCGTTCCCATATCACAAATGTATTAAAATTATTAATTATTCAAAATTTCAATCTCCATATTTTGTATTTTATCTATCATATTTGATATACTTTCTATTTCTTTTTCAGATATTTCTATAAATATAATATCATATTTAGGGGGGTATATCTTGTATATCGGTCTCCATTTTGCTATATAAAACTCTTTGTTATCAATAACCAATTTCGCAATTTTACCCTTTAGTATTTTTTTTATTATTTCTTCTACCGATTCCATTCATATCCATATTTATTCGGTCAACAAGATCAATTAAATCGTTATTCAAACATCCTTCAAACTCTATTTTATTATGGTTAATCATATTGAATGTCAATTTACTATTATTTTTATCATATTCAATGCTTTCAACATGATCTATGTTTATAGCACATTTTTCATTTATCAAAGCTATCATTTTATCGTATCATTTTTAATTATCCAAGAACGGATATAAAATAAAGTTCTTTCATATTTATTTATTTTTTCATGAAACATATCCAATGGGTATTCGATCTCTTGCCGGATATATGCCCGAATATGGGTTTTTCGTCCGTCAACTTTAGAATTTCCGAAACTTTAATATCCGTTTCATTCCATTTAAATATCAAGAATCCTCCACTTTTTAAAACTCTGAAGCACTCTTTGAATCCTTTGGACAACATATCCCTCCAATCGGAATATAAAGTTCCATATTTTATATGTTGATAACCTGTCGGCAATGCCTTTTCATTTAAACTCCCGTACATGTCTGCCATTTTCGATTTGCCGACATTCCTAAGCAAGTGCGGCGGATCGAAAACGACCATTGAAAAAGTATTATTGTCGTATGGCATGTTTGTAAAATCCGCTTGTACATCCGGATTTACTTCAAATAATCTTCCGTCACATAAATGAGTAGATACTTTTCTTATATCTTGAAATAATACCCGTTCATCATTTTTATCGAAGTAGAACATCTTCCCCCCACAACACGCATCTAATATAGGTTTAACTGTTCCATTTATTGATCTTTCAAAACTATTATTCATATCTAAAAAATTTTTCCATGTTTGTATTCTATTTCTTGTTGAAAGATGTTCATAATCTTAATAATTCAAGGTTATCATATCTGTTCCCAATAATTTCTATATCGAAAATATCTAACATCGGCCCTAAAGGAGTATCACCTAATACGGAACTACGTATGTTTTTTAATATAAACATCCCTCTATTCCAAATAATCTCATAAATATCTTTTTCGCATTTAATCAAATCATTTTCATATATTTCTATTTCATTTTTATCTCTTAATCCGGTGAACTCTCCAACAGTATCTGGGTCTATATCAAGACATCCTTTATGATTTTTTATTATATGTGTCCTTTCTCCACTATCTGATTTGAACAAATACCCATAAAACCATTCTCCAGTAGTTTGACATTTACCTCTAAATTTTATTTCTCTGTAACTCATATTCTCAATAATTATTCTACATTAGGTATTAAATCTTTGACGTATGCCCATTTAATAACATATATGTTTTTATTATGTATTCCATCCATACAGGAGAATCCTCCGGCATGATAGAAATCACTTAGGAGGCAAAAGCTTCTTCCCCCTTATTTCAATTCCACAAGGCATGTTTCGTTCCAATCTTTCGGATGTTCTTCTGCATCATGCCACACGCTGTTTATGCGCCATTCTGCACCGTCTTTGAAAGTTTCGGCAAAACTTTCCTTCATTTCTATCATATTATTTCCAGCGTAACCGTCACTTGGTATATATGCGTTTTCATTAGCGTATTTTTTTGCCGCTTTTTCAATATCTTCTCCTACCATTCTTCTATTGGTTTAAAGTTTTTACATTCCTGCGTTTTATCGACCATAGGTTTGTCACAACGATCTTTTATAGACTTGAAAGATAATTTTCTAATGATTCTATTTGGAGCGTACATCTTGCTCCCGTCAATTTCACAGATGAAATCCGTATATTTTATACGGCCATTACAACCGGATGAGGGGAGTGTGCAATCTCCAGTAATATCATTATTGAAAACACATGTTTCGCATTTTTCGCCCTCCTCACTTAAATGTTCCTCTCTTCGTAAATGGATGCAGAAGGCGCAAATAAAATTGTTATGCGGATTTTCCTGCAGAACTTCTCATGCTGATAAATCCCTGCTGCACTCTTTGAAATCTTGGAACAATAAGAGCATTGGTACACTGTCTGATTTTCGATCTTTTTCATATGTTACCTTCATTTTCACCAATCACTACTGTTTTTTTAATTCTTACTTTCATCATTTTTTTAATTTGTATCATACACCCGCTCTCCTGACGCAATAACATCACCGTAAACCTGCGCATTGCCGTAAACTTTCGCATTGCCGCAAATCCAAGCATCGCCGTAAACCTGCGCATCGCCGTAAACTTTCGCATTGCCGCAAATCCAAGCATCGCCGTAAACCTGCACATCGCCGTAAACTTTCGCATTGCCGCAAATCCAAGCATCGCCGTAAACCCACGCATTACCGTAAACCCACGCATCGCCGTAAACTTTCGCATTGCCGTAAACCTGCGCATCGCCGTAAACTTTCGCATTACCGTAAATCCGAGCATTTCCGTAAACCTGCGCATCGCCGTAAACCCACGCATTACCGAATTGCGACAAATTACGTTCTTTTTGAACGTATCCCCCCAAATCACCCTTTTTAACATCAGAAAAATTTTTTAATGC